TCTGCCTTAGTCATAGACCTAAATATCTTCCGCGAGCCAACCAATTTTTCAGCGGCAGATATTCTGGCATTGTGGGGCTTCATGCGGCAACGCATACACTGACGACACATTGGTTGAAGTCCATCACGACTGGATGTTCCAAACTCACCAACTGGAACCATGTGATCCGGGTATTTATCAGCACACTCCCAATGTCCCTTATGTCCGGTACACCTCTTAGTTTCGTTCACGCCTTTTCACCTCATTGATGATTGCTTGATCCCTTTCTTCGGGAGAGTCGAACGGCCCTTTGCAGCAGAGATAAGTCTTCTTGTCTGAAGACAGGAGAAACCACAAAGAGCCATCCGTACCCTTGAATCTTTCGCATCTGTGTATTCCGTCGTCAAGGTATCCATGATTGAATGATCCACCGCGATACCAATTGATCTTCACTTCCGTTTCTTACTAAGAACTTTGAGTCTTCGGCGCAACCTTTGGGATGCTAGGAATGCATCAAAGTCTAATTCGAAATTCTCCGACTGGACACACTGAAATTTACCAGTCTTCTTGTCGCACCGCAAGATGTATGCGGAGTCCACTGGCCTACCCTCCATATCTTCTAAGGCTTTGGCATAGGCCGCCACCTGTAGATAATACTCAGGATACACAGCCTTGGAAGTCTTCCAATCTATCACAGAATACTCCCCATTGATGGTCGCCACAGCGTCCACCGTACCGGCATATTTATGGGTTCTATGGTAGACTTTTTGCTCTGCGGAGTGCCACTCCACATCATTCTCCGAAACCCATGACCTGAACGCCTCTATTGCCTTCTGAGCCTCTTTCTGCTGAGGCATAGGGGGTGGGTCGCCCCCCTCAAGTTTCCACCTTATAGCGCCTTCTACCCATGCATGGGTGACGGTGCCGATATTGATGGCTGAGGTTGAAGTATTCCGGTATGCCCCCTTTATTCCCTTGGTGATAAAATCAATTCCCACACTTTTTGTGTGGTAGTTATCACGTTCAGAGTCATAGAACAAATGGCTCGAAAGCCATTCGACTCCTTCTTTTAATGCCCAAGGAATTAAGCCGGGTTTGGAGATCACATCCATCGTTTGAGTGACGGATGTAATCAGCTCATCCTCTATCCTGTAGGAATGGAGTCGGTCATCAAACCCAAGCTCGATGACCTCCCCATCATGGTACTCAATTTTCAAAACGGAATGTTGTCGCCTTCAACACTTCGATTGACATCACCGCTGGAAGCAGCACCGTTGTAAGGCCGTTGCAGCTGGCCCGAGAGATACTTCTTGCCACCCTTGGAGACATTCTCCCAAAGGGCAACTTTGATTTCCTCTCCGTTCCAGAGAGCCGTTCCGGTTAAGTCAGGGCGTTTAGTATTCCCATCCTTCTCGTTTTCAAATAACACTATCGTGTCAGGTTTCATGTCCATTATACGTTCCTCACGTTTTTGGAATGTTTAGGTAGACAGGATGTCATACCATTCTTTCTAGTCGAGCAGAAGCCTGCTGAGTTCTCCAGATTTCAATCTTGAGTTCAGCCTGCTTCAATTCCCAACGTAACTTCTCTTCATTAGATATCGCAGCAGCGATACCCTCATTTGCAACGGCAACAGCCGACTGCACCGCAACCCAATGCTCCTTATCCGCCACAGTCCTACCGACCGCTTGAGAGTATAGTAGGGAACGTTGAGTTTTCTTCCACTCCTGCGCTTGAAACGATAACGCTTTCGCAGTAGCGTACTGAGGAGCTGTCTCCTCAATTTTCTGTAATGCATCTTCAATTTCCTTTTCGCTTATCATTAAATAATATTAACCCGTCCTTAAACGCTCTGTCAAGCGTTTGCATAATAAAATAGGGTTGCCAGTTTAACAACTCTACATCTCCATTGTGTATATCAGTATGATGCTCATAACATAACGGCATCACAAAGTAATCACTAGCCTTAAATCCGGTGCCACCAGAAAATGGTGCAAACCTGCCTTTTAAGTGGTGAGCCACTATTGTATCATTCTCTATCTTACAGTCAGCACAAGGAAGGGTTGCCACCCAATCCAGATATTTCCGGCTCTCCACCCTTGGATTCTTTTCAAGTGTCATAAAATGGGAGCGTCCGGCCCTGCCAGTTCTTGCTTTGCCTTTATATCAGCCACAAGTTTGCCCAAAGTATCTTTGACAGTTTCCGCCGCCAGTATAGAAACGTCACCCTCTTCAATTACTATTCTCATTTCTACAGCACCAGTCCAGTTTGGCTCCTCTATTCTGCTAATTTTTATCATCATGCTTAGTGACAGATGCTATATGAGAAGCACCATATTCACCAACCTGTAACCTAGTAGCATAAGAACATCCCATTAGCATACCAACCAGCAACAACGTAATTAGAATTTTCATTTCATACCCTTCTCTCGTAAAATTTCATTGTATTCCTCCAGTAAAATATTAGTATACTCAATGATTTTATACAAATCCTCTACCGGAGTTCCCTTTTTTTTCCATCTGCTTACATACTTTATTATATTCCCACTACAGAAGTCCATATCGTTAGCCAGTATGTATTGAATCGGAGTGATCTTCATGGCTGTGTAGTATGTTGGTTTCATGGTTTTCGGCGCGATGACAATCGGCTTCGGCTGTATCTGGTCTGTTTGTCGGCTTCTTTAATAACTTTAATGGCTAATGTAAGATTCCGGTTACACGAATTTAGGAATGCAACGGCGCACGTACCCATGTCATCCCATCCATCACAGACCTTGCCTCCATCCAGACTTGCGGCATACATTAAAGCCTGTTGCCCCTTATCTAAATCAAATATGTCTTTGGGAACCCCTTCTCTATTAAAACCGTTTGGGTTATCTTCTAATACATTGCTCATATTCCGCACACTCCCGATAAACATTGTTCTTCACTGTTGTCTTCAAACACCACACCACGCTTACTGTGCGCCTCCTCATAAGGAACTGAGGTTATAGGCTGACCACCCCTACTACCATCAGGGTACAGGGTCAGACCCCTCAGTCCATGAGCGTACTTACGCACTATCTTTGCGAATTCATCCACACGATCTTGACTCTTACCCCATGCGGGAAGGTTGATTGTTGAACTGATCGCATGATCTACATACTTCTGTAATTCAAACTGGAACTTAACCCTTCGCTCCATGTCAGCGGCTAGATCAACAGCAGATTCTATATCGTCAGGATTAATGCCATCATTGATCAGGGATTCCGCTGTGCCATCAACAACAAACTGATATTTCCATCTGGTTCCGTCCGTAAGATATCTTCTGCGATACGCCACAGCATAAATCGGTTCCACCCCCGAAGTGGTTCCCGCTAGGATCGAAATTGTACCTGTCGGGGCAATTGCCCTGTATCCTTTAGGTCTATTGAGGAACAGTCTGTCACAGTGTTCATTTGCTGATTTTGTACTTTCTTGCTCATAAACCCTCATCCATTGTTTAAGTTCATCAGTGAACTCATACTTTGATCCGCGCTTTAATAGCCACTCATGCATACCCATAAGACCCAACCCAAGCCTGCTGTTCTGCTGACGCACCATCTCCACCTTCTTATAAGGTAGGTGCGCTCTGATTAATCCGCAGACGAGAAACTTAGAGGCCAAGTGTACTACACTCTTGAACTCTTCAATGCTTTCGATGTTGGCTAGGTTTACACTGCCTAAATTGCATACGTCACTGTCATTTTCTGATGTAATTTCTGTACAGGCGTTCCTAAGTGTTTCATTTTGTTGAGAACCAAAGTTAAATGAGAATCCCGGTTCACCGGTCATCAGAGCCTGCTTGCAGTTCTCCATGAAGATATCAGAATTACCACCATGCAACCATGCATCATCGTAGTTCAGGCTGATGTTCATCATGTCTAACGGTGCAGCGTAGTTGAAGTTCAGACGTTTCATATCTGAAACGGTGTACTCCTTTTGCTTACCAAGATACATATCTTGCCAGTTTTTAACATGAAGAAGGTCGAATGCATCTTCATGCTGCCAATTTAGGGAGCCATACAGGGCAGACCTCCGACTACCGCCCTGCATGACATTCCTGCCGACCTCATTCAAGGTGAGCAGGAGAGGGATGGGGCCGGAGGCGACCCCACCTGTACGTCTTAATCGCCGTCCAGACGGACGACAAAGGGAGACATCAACGCCTATGCCACCACCGGTCATCAGGCAGGACATAGCACGTTGTGTCAAAGCCGCCCACTCTTCTCTGGAATCCTCTTCCAGACGGAGAAGGTAGCAGTTGTTAAAGAATCTTGCATCGCGCCCTGCATACCAAAGGTATCGGCCACCGGGCATGAATTTGAATTCAGAGATGTACCGGGCTAACTGATCCCGGTCATCCTTAGCCATTAGGTTATTTTTTTGGCCGTCTACGTCACCGCAAACGTAGTTTACGACGGTATTGGCCCTGTCTTCCCAAGTTTCGTATGCGTTTGACGCATACTTTTGCTTGAATATATTTTGCCCCAGTTCAGTCCTGAAGGCCATCAGAGTATTCCTTTCGCCATTGTTCTATCTCCTTTCCTTCTCTCTGCGCCATTAAGGCGTCATACCCTTCCGGTGTTGCCCATGAAGCAGGCTCACGGCTACTGTTGAATGCTGATGGGTGATAGAGATAGCGCCCTATACCCCACTGTACTGCGGCTCTCTTCAACGAATCTGAGATACCTCCTTTTGCGCCTTCAATATTGGAATCGTCTGCGCCATCAGATTTTGTTATTACTTTGCCGCCGAATTCACAGGTCAAGCGACAGATCATACGTCCACCAAGGTATTCAAAGTTTGTTCCCCAGCCATGCACTCCGAATACTTGGTCAAGCCTGTCCATAACATCTCTTGCGGTAATATAAACCAGATCACCACTACCGCCTTGACCCTTGCGCCACTTTAGTTGGGACAACTTAAAGGGACGTTTGAGCGCTACCTCTATCTTATCCATTAATCAGTTCCCTCCTTACCTGTACCCTTCGGTAAATTCTCATCATCAATAAGTTCTTCATGGTAAGAACCGTCCTCTTCTTGCCATGCCCTGTACTTCCTCTCAACCCATTCACCTCTGGTGATGATAGCCGGTTTGTCAACCGTACCGGCCTCAATCACACGCTGAGGAGAGAAGTGCTGCATACTTTTATACGGCTGCATCAACTCTGTTAAAAGACTTCTGAATGGGTCATTACCTAACATCATACTTCTCATATTATCAAACCTCCTTACTGTTGTCTATTAATTTAATGAAATGATTTGCTTCGACAACCGCCAGTGGTTCCTTCCGATTTTTCTTAATAATAAGAAGGGGTTGGTACACACCGGAGTTGCACTCCGCCTGCTCGAACGCCTTCCAGACGTTCAGTGTTTCCTGATTCTTGCACTCCACCGAATACGGAAACATATTTCTAGCTTTCGCAGAGAGCATTATATCTTCACCGCCTGCCCCCATGCTACGGCTCTCCACATCGTCAGGATGTAGATTTAATGTATCAATTAAGCGTTGGCGAAACCACTTCTGTAGTTTTCGTCCTTTCGCTTTTGCCGATTGTGGGGTCATGTAATGCTACTCTATCTAGTTCACCCATTATACCACCTTTGGGCTTGGTTTCAATAGGAACACCGATTGCTCTTGGCAAGGTTTCTCTCTGGTAGTAATTCAGTGAGGCCATGCACAGTTGCAGATTAATTTCATGTTCGGCGTTGTCGTAATGCCGTGCCTTGCACAGGTCAAAATGTGCATCAGGCTCATGCGGGTCAGGATTGAACGATCTCCCGAACAGGATCACGTTGTCTGCCCTGTTGGTGATGTCTGCTGATCCGGCAATAGACCACTTGTCTAGCTTGTCTGTGATCTTCTCACCCTTTTTTGCATGGGCAACCAAGATGACGTGAACGCCAAGATTTCTAGCACAATTCGCCAGTGCGTTGACTACGGACTTCTGTCCGTTCCAATCGTCTGAGGCCATGCTCATGGTCATCAGGGAGTCCACTAGAACCAGTTTAATTCCGTAGTTGTCAGCAGAATACCGGATAATCGACACCAACGTGTTAGGATCGACTGACCCGTGCTGATCATAGAAATATATTTTTTCCTTCGCCCATTGGGAAAACTCCACAATAGCATCTAGCGCTGGCTCCGCCTGTAATGATGCTTGGCGGTTCATCCGCGCTAGTTGTGCCTTCGGACTCATTTCCATGCTGATAGAGAGGGATTTGTACCCCTGTTCTCCGGCATGAAGTATCATCTGAGAGGCCAACAGGGACTTGCCTGCGCCGTTAATCCCCCCTAGTA